TTTAGGATCTTTTTTGCTTACACCTTGACGTTTAATCAACCAATTTTTAATCTTTTCATATGGTGGCTCTTTCTTCCATATCCAATCCTTACCTGTATCTGATGCTGCTACGGCCCATTCTTCACTACCTACAACTTTTGCAGTTTCATCATGAACTATGCTGTCTTTTTTATCACTGTCTTCAAAATAATATGTGTCCAATTCACTAAATGCCTTCTTTGTTCCATTTTTTAAATCCTCTCCTATATCCTTATATAATTTCTTTTGTTGTTTAGACCATGAATAATTATTGGTTTTAATCCATCCGGTCATGGTAAAACATACACTTCCTCACGGTCACGTATGAGTTTATCTACATCTTCTTGCCATTTCTCCATAGCCTGTTCTTTATTGATAGAACCACCAAATTCAAGGTCATCCATCTTAATTGAGGATCTTAGTAAATCAATACATGTTAGTTTAACTACTGCGTCTTCTATGTCATCTGGTACAGTTGTTTCTCCATATCTGTATGTTACTCTTATCCTGTTTCTTCTTAGGATTGTGAATATAAGCCCCCTTAGATAGATCTCTCCTTTGATATATTCTACCTCATAATTCTGTTGGCTTGCTGCAGTACATTCCCATTGACTGGTTGAACCTTTCCATAATTCAATCATATCACCGGCACATGTATCTAATGCAGTACAACTACAAGCACATACTTTGATATTTCTATGTTTAAGTGTAAGCATTGTACCCCATCCAAATGTGTACATTAATGGTAAGTCAAATATTTCTGTGGATGTTTTAGTTCTCCAAGCATGTCCTGTTCTACGGTCAACCCTATCCTCAGCTCTTTTGATTAATTTCTCAACCTGGGCTATAGAAGGACTTGTGCATGCTGAAATTGTTATTCTTAGAAAATCTGCTACATCTGTGGTTGTTGCATAACAAGTTGCCATATTATATAAACGTTCTAATAAGATTTAAAGATTATTCGTAGATGACTACTAGTCTTCCTGTGGTGCCAGCAGTATGATCTATATATATACCATTCTTAACTGGATGATTGATATACGGCATTAGGATAGGACCATTAGTTATTGCATTATTATCTACTGTGAATATAGAGTCCCCGTTTCCACCAGATAGAGTTGCACCACTTGCTACGATAGTACCTTGTGCTGAAGATATGTCTATTAGGTTTGCTTCTGTACCTATTGTACCAGCAGTTACTGTAACTACGGCTGCACATGCCGCTGCTGTTTGATCTATAGTTGTGACAGTTATACCTGTTCTACAATCACATGTAATTGATGCTGCTAAATCTGTGGCTGCTGCACAGTCTGATGTATCTATTGAGAATTGAGTATTACCACCTTTGACTCCTGCTACACCTGTATAAACTAAACCATTAACTGTTACTGTATCACATGCTACGGCACATGCCAATGTGAAGGTTCCAGTTGCTGCTGTTGCTGCTGTGCCATCTCTAATGATCCAGGTATTATCTCCTGACTCTGTGACATATGCTGCTTTTAAAATTCCGTGACCTGTCTTTGCTAAGGTATCTGTAATAGTAACCTCAACTAGATTATTCTTGTCACCCATGTATTAAGTTATATAAATAGATATATAAGGATTATGATATAAAAAAAGAGTAGGCACTATTTCTAGTAGCCGAATACTCGAATCTTGATTGCCAGACTGTTAGTAATTGCTGATGCATTTGCTAACTCGGTTAAAGCTTCTGGGGTTGTATTGACACCTGCTGCATCGTCATTGATATAGCCGTATGCTTTTACTTTACCTGTAGCTGCTGCATTTAAAGCGGCTGGCACGTATTCAAGTAAAAGGCCACCATCATTTGAAATAACTGATGCTTCCAAAATGGTGCTCAATCTACCGCCCAGTGAAAGGTCAACTGTTACCCCACATGTTGCATAGTTATCACATGCTCCAAAAGTAACATCTACTATTGTTGTTTTCAATTTAGATGTTAGTTCGGATTGTACGGATAAGGTTTTCCCTGTAAGATTTTCCCAATCTGAATCCACTGCGACTGTTAAAGCCATATATAAATGTGGTCAAGATGATATATAAGGATTGGTATAAAAAAAGTCACCTAAAACACCCACTGTTTTAAGGTAATTGGGTTCGTATGTGGTTCGATTAAAGTTTAATATCTCTAATCTTACCTTGAGCGATGAAACTTCTACAAACAACTTCACCCATAGTTCTGAATACACCTTTCTCAACGAATGCATTGTTGATGAATGGATAACCAGGACTTCTGCGTGTTGCTTCATAGTATTCTGTTGGAATTGATACCATAATACCCATTCTTGGATAACCATACCCTTCTGCATCAGATGTATCTAATGCAAATAGTCTACCAACTTCTGATGCGTCACAAGCATTGCTTGGGGCGTCTTTGGTTGGAATGAATGGAACTCCGTAAATAGAGTCTACATGTATACCTACACCAGTTCCTTTGAATGTTTGAATTCCGTTAACGTCAACTTGGACTAATGCTTCACCGTATGGATTTGCAATACGGACAGAAGGCATATACAAGCCTTGGATTTCGGAATAAACTTCGTGTGAACCGAGGAATACATTTGGATCTTTACCAGCTTTCTTTCTAACGTCTCTGAGGAATGTTCTAAGAACATCATCAGTCATAATACCATTAGTGCCGATTGTTCCTGATGGAGAAGACACGGTAGAGTCATAGGTAGTACCTGCGTCTCTATCAATTGGACTTGCACTTGCTGTTGCCCAAGGGTCATAATAACCGTCTGAACATCCGCCTAGTGCGTCCTCTTCTGCATCGGATGAAATGATACGATCTAGTGTCTCCCAGTTGAGAGTACCAGTGTTATCATTACATGCACCTGCACAAGCTGCAACTGCTTCCACATCGGACATTAACATTCTGTTTAACAATTCTTTATGTTGAACTGCCATGAATAATCTAAGTGAACCTAGACCACCCCAGATGTCGTCTTTACTGTGAGTAGCTAACCACTCCATTACCTCTGAGGCACTGAATGGTAGTTGAGCTGTTTTTGGTTTGACATCGATTTCTGCTAGTGTTGGTTTTAAGGTATTGGCAATTAAACCACCTTCGATTGTACCACCCAATGTAGTAACACATGTATTAGCACATGCACCGTGAGTAATACTATCGGCTTTAGCGGTTATAACCCTCCATCCACTCTTGTCCCACGGGTACTTTGGTAAAACACCAAAAGCATTGGCTTCCATGTTGAGCTGAGCCCAAGCATATGCACCAAATATGGCGTTAAAAGTTCCTGTGGTTGAAGTTGTGATTGGAGAATCTGCCTTTCTCAATGAGTTGCGGTTGTGTCCATAGTAAAGTGCTTCTAGTTCGTCAATAGTATTTATTTTTACCATTGTGGAACCTCGCCTTCACCTGGTTGTCCGAACTCACCACTAAGAATACGCTTACCGATTGAACTAAGTCCTTCTGCACCAACTTCTCTAGAAGCCTTCAACACAGGGTTGAGTTCAATACCAGATGATTTCTCAATGGTATCTAATGATGCGTTTGGTCTTGGTGTTTCGGTTGTAAAAGCATAGTTTTGTTGAGAAACTGATTTTTCTTGCATAGATAGATTGGATTTGTCATCACCAGTTGAATTTTCTGGATCTGCTTCCTTAATACCTGCTTGTTGGGAATTACTTTGATATTCATCAGGGGTCTTGACTTTAGCACCAATATCGTCTTCTGCTGAAACTTTTGGTTTCAACGGTAAGTCGGTTGGTTCTTCTAAAGCTTTTAGACGTGATTCAAATTTATCAAGGGTTTCGCCTACATAGCTGATGTCATCTCTAAGTCCGTTAATATCGAACCCTTTAATGACGTCTGCAAGAGCATCTAAAGATTTTTCGACTTTATCGTCTTTTTCTTCGGATTCCTCTTCTTTGCTTTCTTGCTCATCTTTATGATCTTTGTCGTCAGTCATGTTGTTACCATTTATATTGAATTTGATATATATAAGGTTTCTTGATACATTTATATAGGACTAGATTTCATCTACTTTTCGTATTCTTCGTTATCATTACCGTTAGCATTGTCATCCCAACATGATGTACACTTTTCTTGTATTACTTTACGTGGTTGTTGTTCTCCTGTACTCTGTTGTGCATTGTCATAGGAGGCCCCCGTTCTAACTCCTCCATCTCCGTGACCAGGATCTGCAATATTTGTAGATTTATCGGTAAAAGCCTCTGCTAATTCATCTATATTGGTCCTTAAGTTGTCTTTTTTACCACCTTCTGCGTTATTTGCTGCCATTCCACGATCAAATTTGATTAGTTCTTCTACAGTTTTTAATTTACTTGCCAAGTCAGGATCTAATTTACCCATAGTATGTGCGTCTGCTGCACTCCAAGATCTACCATCATGCTCCCCAATACTGTTAGCATGTTGATTTCCGGTTTGCCTTCTACCTACCTTAGATGATGGTATATCACCTGTTTTTACACCTAACTCTTCTCTCTTATGGTTTAGTTTATTTTGTTGATTACTAGTTAATTTTCCTGATGATTCAAACTCTCTAGAATGTTCTAACAATTTAGTCTTCTTTAATCCTTCCGCACCTTCCTCATTTACTGGTTCAGATACATGTTTAGGTTGAATTTTAGCCTGTGGTGATTTAGATTCATCGTCTCTAGTGACCCCCGGTTCTCTACCAAAGTTACCATTTCCTGGTTCTGACCATGTACTACCACATCCTTCTACCTTCATTAACTCAAAAGCCATTTCTAACATCTTTAGTTTATTCTGTACATCTGTTCTCTTTCGTCTTGCTGCCATTCGCCTTGCACGTTGTTCTTCTGTTGCTATTCTTTTAGTATTTGGTATTTTATCTTGATGTTCTCTTGGTTTTACTTCTGTTGTCATATTATGGGCCCTCCCACTTTGACTAGAATATCTACTTCTTGGGTTAGTTTTGACTGGTTTCTTGTTACTCTGTGCTCTAACCCATTTTGGTATTCTCTCTTTCTTACCTGTAATTATATTGACAACTTTTGCTGGGATTTTTTTACCAGTTTCTTTATCTTCTATCGTTTCTGTATATTGTCTACCTATTGTAGGTTTTGCTCTATTAGGGTTATAATCATCATCGTCACCAAAGCCTTTAGCTAAAGCTTTTTTTTTAAGTTCTAAAGTTAGCACTAACATCTTTAATATGGTTGCAGTTTTCTTTCTTTCAGGTCCTTCTGGATGACCACTTACATGTTCTAGTTTCTTTTCTTCTTCTAGACCTGCGTCTTCTAATGCTTCTTTATTATCTTCATCTTGTGCTTTACCATCATATACCATAGGATCTTCTTTCTTCTCATTTGCTATTTCAGCCATTAGTTCTTTTTGTCTCTTTGTTGGACCTGAGTTGACTGGGTTATTAGTGCCCTCGGTTCCAGTTGTTACGGCACCTCCCTCACCACCATCTTTTATTTTATCAGTTGATGGAGGTTCACATACGCCTATTTGTTCTTTACGTGAGTAAACGGCATCATCTTTAGAGTGTCTACCCTTAAACATTCTATCCAAGTCTTGATTCTTTCTACCTGCTGATTCTGCATTTTGCATGATCTTCTCAGGATCTTCCTCACCTGGGTTTGGATCTTTGACTGATTGATTAACTAGTTTAGATGAAGTGTCTGTACCTGGATTCATTTCTCTGTCAATATTTTTACCTTCTATAGTATGTTTATCTTGTTCATCAGACATATCACTTGATACGGCTTTACATGTCTCTTCTTCACAACTTCCTCCTCCTCCTCCTGGTACTGGTGCTCCGGCACTGGCTGCATTTGCGGCAGTTCCGATGTTACTACCTACACCTCTTGCAGCACCTGCTGCTCCAGAAGCGGCACCACCTACTCTACCGGCTGCAGATCCAACTGCACGTCCTGCTGATGCAGCTGCTGACCCTATAGCTCTTGCTGCACCTAATGCAACTCCTACTATTTTTTGGGTTTCTTCCAAGTTTTTACTAGTACCATGATAGGTTGCACCGTTCTCTTGTGGTTCTCCTCTGTTGTTTTCTAACTCTTCGTTAGTTGGTGCTTCTTTCTCTCTAAATGCTTCTGATTGTTCATCTCTATGTTCTGGTTTATTTGAACCTGTTATATCTGATAGTGGTTCCCCTGTTTTCCATTTGTCTGCCATATTTTCATCATATGATATCTCTTTTTGTCCTTCTCTACTTATCTTACCTCCACCATGTCTATTATTAAACTG